GCGCACAGAGGATTTCTTCCGGGCACATAGATCGTCGATGACCGAGCCGAGCACCCGCAGCTTCTCCTCGTTCGAAACGAGATCGGTTTTCAGGCTCATGTTTTCTCCGTTGGAATGTGGGTCTGATTGGAGTTGCAACGCAGCCATGGCCACGACCCGAGATCGTCGATCACGAATGGCGGATCGAAGGTGCATTCATCGTCAAGAACGCACATCAAAAAAGTCGGCTGTGCGTCTGGCTCCATCCTGAAATGACATTTCCGGAAGAGATCGCCATAAAAGACTTGTTTGCCGGTGAGCACGATTGTTTCATCCGTCAGAAAACGGTAGGCCCCTTCGCCTTTGATCATGTCTTATCGCCCATGGTGTCGGCCCTCCCTTGCGAGCTGCCCGCGCGTGGTGCGGGACATCGTTGCAATCAGATCGAGCACAGCTCGGCTCGACTCCTCGAACTCCGGTCTCTTCATGCGATCGGGCCCATACATGGCCTGCGAGCGCGGCTCGAATATCTGAACGACGTTGCTCTTCACGCGGATCACCGCATAGGTATCGCGCTTGCGGACAGCGGCCGCGTATTTGCGGGCGTCGCGCTCGCTATCGAGCACCGTCTCCTCCAGCGAGAAATAGCCGCACTGTACGAGCGACCATTTGCGCAGGTGCTCGGGCGAGGGAAAGTGCTTCGCGTTCTCCTCGCTGAGATTGTTCCAGCCCTCGCTGACCTGTGCCATGTAGCCGCGGTGCGCCGACATCGATCGGTTTTCGACCACCTCCATCGGGTAGTCCTCGCCTACCGCGAATTGCTGGTCGCACAGTTTCTTGAAGCGGGCGTGCGGCACGAAGTGATCGCCATCCCACGTCAGCAAAACCGGCTTCGCGCGCTGGCGACCGCGTGGCATTTCACGCCATCCTCTTGATCTTTTCCACGAGCATCCGGGTCTCGTATTCGAACACTTCGACCGCGCGCGACAGCTCCCGGATGTAAGCCTCGTCCCGCACGCAGGTGAACTTCGGCGAGATCGGGAAGCCACGATAGAACAGCACGAGATCGACTTCCTCCAGATCGGCGACCCATATCGTGCCCTGCACCTGCGCGCGGTGCTCTGCCGGCATGCCGGCGCCTTTCTCCAGCCGCTCGATCAGCAAATCCGGACGCATGGTCTTGACTTCGAGGGCCTTGCGATCTCCTATCAATCGATCTGGCGAGCAGCCGACGAAGCGGCCGGACGGAAGCTTGCGGCGGACAAAGCCCACCTCGCGCGCCTCGACGTCGAAGTGCCGGTTCACGTAATGCTCGACCGCCTCGGGCTCCATCTCTTTGCCGCGCTCCATCGCGGCGGTGACGATCTTGCCCTCGCCCGGGATGCCAGTGAGTTGTTCGCCGGCCAGCACGCGCATCAATTGCGCGCGGGTCTTGCTCGGCTGTCCGTCGCGACCATCTGCCATGATAGTTCCGAATACGCTGGCGGTCGGAATGCCAAGCCGCAGATTGAACCAAGCGTCGGACCCCTGTTCGACATCGTCGATAATCTCAACAGGGCCCAGCGAACGCCCCAAAGAGTTCTTGGCGTTTTGACCGATAGATAGCTCCGGCCTTCGTTGCGGTCTCGTAGCAACCGAGATAGAGCGTCTTGCCATAATATTTGATCCTTGCCTGATATCGTCCGCGCATGATTCTGACCCCCATCGGGAGGCCACGGCCTTTGGTTGGACCTCTGTTCGTCGTGTTCTGCTGATGGTTCGCGGACCTCAAATTATCCGATCGATCATTGAGAGAATTTCCGTCCTCATGGTCGAGCAGCGGCTTGGGGAGTCTGCCGTATTTTATAAAATAGATCAGCGCTCCTCGTGACCATCGCATTCCGTCAAACTTCACGATCCAGTATATTTTCCCGCTTCGGCCGAGCTGCGGGCAACCCGCCTCCAATCCGCGAAGATATGATTTGTTAGATGGCGGGGCTTTCCAAAAAAGCCTCCCATGTTCTAGATCGACTACGAAAAGGGTCTCGATTCTGGCCCTCGTGATCCTAGCCACGGGCCCGCTCCGCGTATTCCTTGCAGGCTGCGATCGCGTGATCGAATTGGGCGATCGGCAGATCGGTCAGCTTCTCGATCCCGTACTTCTTGAACACGGTGGCAATCGGCACGCCGCATGCCTCGATCGCGTCTCGCAATTTGAGATGCTGATCGGCGCTGATCGTCTCGACCTGATCGGCCGGGAAATCGCCGCCGGACTTTTTCGCATAGCCGTCATTGTCCTGATCCTGCGGCGCTTCGCTGACGATGTTGAGCAGCGCGATCGCGTTGTAGCGCATGCCGTATTGCTGGGAGCTGCCCCAGCCCTGCTGATTGTTCTTGCTGCCCGTGGTGTCGATGCTCATGGGAAAGCGCGAGACGCGCTGATGCCCATCGATGTGCTCCAGATAGCCGACCACGTGAATGCGATCTCCGGACGGTGTGGGCTCGACCACGTTCGAGAGCGTGAAGCCGTGCCGCTTCAGGAGCGGGTTGATCACCCTCATGATGTTCGGATAGGTGGCATAGCCGGCCTTGAGGGCCTTCTTGCCGCTGCGCGTGTGTTCGGCGCCGCCGCCATGGTCGATCTTGCCATCACGCGTGATCGCCGGCAGCTCGCCCTGCAAGGCGTTGAACGCGCGCGTGAACGCCTTCTTGCCCTCGAACTCATACACGTCCTTCATCACCTGATGCAGGACCTTCATCTTCTCGGCATCGACGTAGGGGTTCGCCGCGGCCTCGGCGAGCACACGCAAGCTGCGGCCGGTTTCGCTCTCCTGTGCGGGGAGTTGCTGTTGCATCGTTTGCATCGTAGCCGGCACGCGCACGCGCTCTTTGGCCTCAGCCATGTCAAAAATCCTCCGATGGATATTCTTTGCGGAATGCCTCGGAATCGAGTGCTCCCACGTCATAGTCTAATAGCAATTTATCTATGCGCTGCAAGACCCGATCACGCAAGGTCGGATCGTTCTTTTCATAGTGATTGCGCAGCCATAGGAGGGCGCCGAGCGAGCTGAGGTGGGGGCGCCTCATGCCACCTCCACCATCGGGAAGCCGGAGTTTGGCGACCGCACGAACTTGGCCGGCAGCGTGCGGTGCTCGGCCTCGTCCATCGCCAGCAGCTCGGTGCGCCCGGACTGGTCGATGAATTGCGCTAGCACCTTGTTCTGCTTTTTCGGGATGTAGCCGATCTTTTGGCGATCGACATAGACCGCGATCGCCATCGGATCGAACTCATTGGTGGGCTCGCGCACGAGCAGCACCTCGGTGCCGGATTGAAGGTTCATCATGAACGCTTCGCTCACTCCGGTGAATTGCTGGCCAACGATCGAATATTGCTTCGGCATCATTTAACTCCCCATGCTTTCATGGCCGCCAAAACGGCCTTGCGGTTGTCGTAGTCCCATTTTCGAAGCTTCGCGTAGAATCCCAGATCAGGAGCCTCGCCGTTGATCCGAGCGTCGCAGCCAAGCCCGGCGCCGTTAAGCACCTTGGCGGCTTCCGATGCCTTCTCCCGGCCGCCCGCGCGGATCGTATGGGAGAGTGCATGCTTGCCCGGGTCGGCGATCAGGCCGCAGAGCGCGAACCCGTCTTCGTCGTAGGAGAGGGCCGGACACGGCCCGAGCGCCTGCTTGAAGACGTGTTGCCCGAGCGGACACAGAGAACCCACGCAGCAAAGCCCGCATCGATTGCACGGCTGACCATGCGGCGGCTTTTTCGCCACCTCGGACTTCGGCGCAAAGAATGCGGGCTTCACGGTTTACCTTCCTTTCTTGAGAGAGCGTTTCTTGCTGCGCGCCGCTTTAGGCAGCGGGCCTTTTCTCAAATACGCAGGATCGGGTTCGCTCATGAACAGGCTGGCGTATGGTCCCGTTTCTTGCAGCGAAGCCATCGCTCCCCAGCACCGCAGATAGGCGTCATGCAGCGGCTTGTCGTCCACCGAGTCCTTGAAGTTGGAATAGGTGATGCGGTTGATCTCGCCGAGCATCGCGGTCTTGATCGTTAAGCGTGGCACGACCGCCCGGTAGAGGTAGTCGGTGTTCGTTGACCGCTTCACCTTCACCTCCGGGAAAATCTTCTCGATGTCGCCCTTGCGGCGCGCGCGCACCAAGAGCGAGTCCCGGGGACAATCCTTCGAGACGATCGAGAGAAATGCGTCGTTCAACATGATCCACACAGCCCATTTTCCTTTCTATAGGTCCACATCATCGAAGGTCGACCGATTGCCGTTTTCGTCCAGCATGGTGCCGTCCAGTGCGAACATTGGCTTGCCATTCGGATGTTTGGCGGCAGCCTCGCGCTCATAGATCGCGCGGGACTCTTCGCCATAATTCGGCGGGCTATCGGTCTTGCCGGCCGTGTCCCGGGCGAATGCGGTGCATGTCCAGCCGGCGGTGGTGTACTTGCCGGAATTGGGTCCGGCAGCGAGGCAAAGGGCCTCAGTATCGCCGAACGGGTTCGTGGTGCCGCCGCCGGCCCGCGCGATCATGTCGGACCAATAGCGGCAGCCATCGCAGTTTCGTTCGCCAGCCCAAGCCATCAGCGCACCCGCGACTTGTTCCGGAAGCCGATCGCGGCTCCCTCCATCTGCACCTTATGCCCGGTCGTCCGGGCCCAAGACCGCAGCGCCTTTTCCTTGGCGTCGATGCTGATGAACGGCCAGAGCAGCTCCATTTGCAGCTTCGCGGCGTCCACGATCTCGGCGTAGGGCTCCTGCTTCATGGTCCCAAGGGTGCCATCGGTGCCCCGGGTCCGCATGATGTCCGCCGGCTTGGCAAACGTATTGATGTAGGCTTCCTCGGCCTTGTCGTGGGCCGTGGTGGCTTCGGCGGCGGCGGCCGCTGCCTGAACCCCGGACTCCTGCGCAACCGCACCCTTGGCCGCCTGTGTCTCGGCCTTGCGGGCCCGCTCGGCGGCCAGCCGGGCTTCCTCGGCCTTCCGGAGCGCCTCGGCTTCGGCCTTCGCCTTGGCCTCGGCCTCCCGGCGCAGCCGCTCGGCCTCCTGCCGGCGCCGCTCCATCTCCTCGGCCAGCTTGCGATTATCGTAGTCGGTCAGCGCCGCGCCGAGTTCATCACCGATGCCGTTCTTGGCCTTCCGCTCCCGCTTCGCGAGCGCCTCTTCCAGCCGGAAAAAGAACTGGTCGGTCCCTTGCCCGCGGCGCAGGTGCGGGGTCTTCTCCATCGCATGAAGGCCGGCGATCGCCTTGGCCTGATCGCGGACGCGCTTGATCAGGCTCATGACGGTGCCCTTGGTGGCCTCGTCATTGATCGGCAGCTCGATCTTGGCGGCCTCGTCGCGCAGATCGGACACCGATGCGCCGAGATAGCCGTAGTCCTGTTCGAGGCGGGCGATCTCCTCGGCCGCGTAGTCGATGGTTCCGGTATTATCGCCGATCTGGCTCATGAAAATCTCCAATTGAGTGCGAGGGTTATGCCGAAGGTCCAGATGAAGACCGCCAGCATGCAGAAGCGAAATTCGAGGCGTTCGTGGGCGGTCATTGCTTGACCCTCCACTCGTACCATTTCGCTTTGCCGACCTGCGGCAGTTCCTTATGCGTCCAGCCGCCCTGTTCTAGGTAGCCGCGAAACTTCGGCCACTCGCTGGCTCGAACGAGCGATGATTGACCGGGCTTATATTCGCCATCGGTCACGCTGTAGAAATTGACCATGAAGCGATGCTCGGTCTCGCCTTCGTAAGCGCCAGCATCGTAAAAGTGGAAATGAAGGGATTTCGGCATCTCTCTCTCGCTCCGGGTTCGGTTGCGACGCAGGGGCAATATGTAGCAAATTATCCCCAAGCACAAGTCGGATTTTGTTGAAAAATGCTTACCGGGCTGTTAATTGCCGGAGGGGCTGGCAACGGCGAGGAGCAAAAATGTCCCCGGAAGAGATCATGCGGAGCAATCTGTTTGCGATTGCCCAGACGTTTGCGACAGCAAAAAACCAAGCAATGACCACAGTTTCGAAAAACATTCACGGCAATCAGAATTTTCTGGAACAATACCTACAGGGGAAAGTTGCGCCGACCACGAAAACGTACTTCACGATGGTGAACCGTTTTCGGGCCAGATGGCCGAAGGGAACGCCTTGGCCGAAGACGGTTGCGATCCCAAAGTTGGGGAAAAAAGTCGATAAAGGGTTCGCGGACTCCTGACGCGAATCAGCAAACGGAGTAAGAGGGCTGGATCATGATTAAGCGCAACGAAATCGGCGTGGTGCGGATCACCCTTTGCCTCTCTCCGGAGACGGTCGAGATGCTCCTAGACCTCGCCAATGAATGCCACGCCGCCCCGGATCAGGTAGCGGCGTCGCTGTTGCACGACATCCTTGCCGATGACGCTGCGGCACATCATGATCAGCATGTCCCGGCCGGGACGCACATCCATTAACAGGAGAGACAAACCATGGCGCGTTCGCCAGCGAACGGAGAGGGCAGCGTTACCGAAGCGACGACGCTGATCTTTCCGAAGAAATCCGCATGGGAAACCATGCTCGAAGCCAAGCGTCTCGCCAAGAAGCGGTCCAGCTCGGCGAATGGCACCTTCAGCAAGGAATTGGCACGCCTTGTCGAAGAGGAGCATATGGACCGGCGCGCGGCGCGCATTGTGGCCGCGCTCGATGCGATCGAGGATGACTCCGATCTGCATGTGACCGTGCATCATCTGATCGACGGTTTGAAGAAAACCGGCGTGATGAAGCGGGCTCTCGCGCAGGAAGAGATGTTCGACGATCACAAGATCGACGAGGAAGTCAGCGCCAAGCCTCGCGGCGGTGGCCGTAAAAAAAAGCCCGGCGTAAGCGGGGATGATCTGCCGGAGAACGTCACCCGCATCGGCGACTCCGCGCGCGCGGTTGCCGAGTCCGCCGGGACTGCGTGAGCCCCGAGCAAATCGCACTCTTCGAGACCGGGCCTCCAGCACTCGTGCCGGGCCCGGTCTTTTTGCTGTTCGAGCTGCGCGGCAAGCCGGCGCACAAGGGGCGACACCGATCGCGCGTCGTGATCCCGAAAGAGGCGTGGACTGTGGCGCCGGGCGGCGCGCGCTATCTCACGGAGCGCGGTGTAAAGCGCATCTTCATCCACAATTACCCCGACCCGGAAACCGAGAAGGCCGAAGCCGTGCTCAAGGAAGCCGCGGCGCTGTTCATGCGCGGCAAGCTTCCGACCGAGAACCCGGTGGCGCTGCTCGTACACGTCTTCCGTCCGATCCCGGAGAGCTGGTCGAAGCGCGCGCAGCACGATGCCGAGCGCGGCGCCATCCTGCCTACCTCGCGGCCGGATTGGGACAACTATGGCAAGATCACTGACGCGCTGAACGGCATCGTGTGGAAGGATGATTCGCAGGTGTGCGATGGCCGCGTGATCAAGCGGTACTCCACAGCTCCGGCACTACGGATAGAGGTTCGGGAATTTATCCCGCCCACATCTGGTTGTTGAAAATAATCTGAAAAATATTCCTCGCAAATGGCGATCCATCGACGGTAGACCAAAGCATCCTTCCGATTCGGGCCGGGGCTTCTCCCATTGTGAGCGTAACAGCTTCAAAGCGGGCACTTCGTTTGAAGGGCGTTGTGATGAACGCGCGCCAGAAGATGGACGGCGTCGAGCTACTGGAGCGCATCCCGCGCGCAGTGATCGATCTCGCGTGGTTAGACCCGCAATATCGTGGCGTGCTCGACAAGCTTGCGTTCGGCAACGAAGGCGAGCGGCAGGGCGATCGCTCGAAGCTTCCCCAGCAAAGCGACAGTGACATCGCCTTCATGGTCGAGGAGATCGCGCGCGTGCTGCGGCCGTCCGCGCACCTGATGCTGTGGACCGATAAATTCTCGATTGCTAGCGCGCACTATCAGCGATGGCTCCGCCACGCGCGCAAGCTTTCCGTGGTCGATCTGATCGCGTGGAACAAGCTTCGCCCCGGCATGGGCCGGCGCGCACGGTGCGTGACCGAATATCTCGTGGTCCTCCAGAAAGAACCGGTGCGCGCGAAGGATCACTGGTCCGATCATTCGCTCCGGGATTCGTGGTCGGAATCAACCGATCGCACCATCCATGCGCACTGCAAGCCCTACGTGCTGACGGAACGGCTGATCCGCGCCACCACGCACATCGGCGACACCGTGCTCGATCCCTGCGCGGGCGGCTATGGCGTTCTCGAAGCCTGCCTCGCCAGCGGGCGCAACTTCGTTGGGAGCGATCTCCTATGACGCGGCAACTGCGAAATAACGAGCGCGAGAAGAAATCCAAGGCCCGGCGCGAGCACGCGCTCGGTCGCCTCGATCTGCGCGAGGCATCGACACCGCGCGCGCCGGCAGCAAGCCCGACATCGCACTCAATCAAGGTGCGTGATCCCGGCACGCAGGCCGCCATCGAAGCGTTTCTTGCACGCAAAGGGAGTGGGACATGAGCGGGACAAACGGGACATCCGGGACTCCGATTTGCGATCTGATCGAGCAATTGTTGTCCCACGGGACAAACGGGACATGTCCCGCGGGACATCTGGAGCGCGCCCTAGCCGCGGCCCGTCCGATCGAAGCAGCCATGCGGGCGCAAGGTCTTAAAACTCCTAGCTCTTTGGAAGAACGACGGGAGAGAGAGCGGCTTCGCAAAGCGGCCTATCGGGAGCGAATGTCCCGCGTTTTGTCCCGTGGGACAAATGGGACAGAGAGTCTTAGTCTTAAGAAGATAGATACTGTTGATAGTATTAAGAAAACAGACTCACCGCGTCCCGCTGTCCCACGGGACAAAACGGGACAACCGAGCGACTGGCCTCACGATTGCGCCGATCAGTTTTGGACGCTGTACCCACGGCGGGAGGGAAAGAAATCCGCGCTCGCAAAACTCGATGCGATCCGAAAATCCGGCAAGGTGCAGTGGATGACGTTGATAGCGGGGGTGAAGCGCTACGCCGAGCACAAGTCTGGCACCGAACAGCGCTACATCAAACAGCCGGCAACATGGCTCAATGGCGGATGTTGGGATGACGAATATGCGGCGACGCTACCGCTAAACAATGGAGGAGGATCACATGAAGAAAATCGGAGAAAGCCTACCCCCCGCACGTTCGCTGTCCTTGCAGCAGAACTCCGCTATGGCGCCCAAGCGGGGCCCGCTGCCGCCACAGATGCCGCCGGTATTGAACCAGCAAACCGATATCGACATTCCGCGTAGCGTTTGGTCGACGTGGATTCCGGGTGGCGTCGAGCGCAGGAAATTGCGCCGGGCTTTGACGGATCAGGAGCGGTGGGCGCTGGAACAGCGCCGCAATCAACTCGCGCCGTGGGTTGCCGGATTCGAGGGCCGGAACGAGGAGGATCAAGTAGCGCTCGCGCTTGCGGATATGTTCGCAGCGTTTCGATCAATGCGGCAGGCTGACATAGGCGCCATGGCTCAGGTGGACGGCGTTCGCAGAGTGCTCACGCCGTTTCCAGTGTGGGCGATCGAGAAGGCATGCGCTTCGATCCAGAGCAACGGCGTATGGCGCAATGGCGCGTTCGACCGGCAGTGGCCGCCGAACGATTCCGAGATCGTGGCAGAGGTACGTGATAAGCTGCGGCTCTACGGCGATCAGCACCGCTCGGCGGTATCGCTGCTCGAAGCCGAAGTCGAGGTGGACTGATGGGCATCATCATCCGTTCGGACCGGACGATCGAGAGCGGGATGTTTCCGCTGCCGATCGCGATCGAGCTGGAATGCGACGAGCCCAGCGAGATGTTCTGCCGCGGCGTCGCGACGTTCTCCAGCTCCGAAGGCTACATCGGCGCGCACACGGTGGCGATGAAATCGGGATGGCTGGAGCGCCAGTCTCCGCGCGGTCGATTGTGGGTATGCCCGGAGTGCTCGGGAAAAACCAACGGATGGACGGAGCGATAACCATGAAGCTTGATCGCAATGTTGATGGTGGACACGGCAACAAATATGCGCTGGTCAAGAACCGGCGCCTCGAAGAGCTGCGTGGCGCGGACGGGACTTTGCCGGCAGAAATCTCTCACGCGATGCTCACGCTGTGCGATGCCGGCGTGCTCGATTGGGGCGCCACGCCGGAGACCGAGTTCTTCGTGATCCGGCTGAGGGACAAGTGCGCTCGCGCCGCGCTTTGCGGCTATGCCTACGTCGCAGAGACCTTCGACCGCGAATACAGCGGCGAGGTGATGACGCTGGCGCAGCGCTCCGGCCCTCGCCATCCGAATTGCAAGGCGCCTGACTGATGAAGCGCGCGCTGTACGATTCCGAATACGAGCGCGTGCGGCAGAAGTCGGCGCTCGGGCGCAAGCCGCAGGCGCAGGAGTTTCCCGACGACGATGAGCCGGTCGATCGAGCTGCGGTGGCCGAGCGGGTGGCGACTTCAAACGCGGAGTTTCGCGAGGAGATGGCGAAGCTGAGCGAGCACGAGCGCGCGCGGGCGGCGGAAGCAAAGCAGCGCGCTGACGAGTTCTCGCATCGCGCGAGCACGTCGATCATGGTGCAGGAATATCAGCGCCGCGGGCTTACGCCGCCATTCACGAATCCGGACGGCACGCCGAAGTTCTCACTTGCCTTCCTGCTGAAGCTTGGCTGGTCGATCGAGACGTTCGGCGGCAGCTCCACCTTGGTCAAACCTGAGAGATTTAGATGAAGCGCATCGAGCCTGCCGCGAAGCCGCAAGTCTGGCCGCTCACGAAGATCATCCCCTATCCGAACAATCCCCGCACGCATCCCGATTCCCAGATCGAGCTGCTCGCCACGCTGATGCAGAAGCACGGCGTCGATCAGCCAATCGTGGTCGACGAGCACGGGTTCATCCTGAAGGGACACGGCCGGCGCCTCGCCGCGGTGAAGGCCGGCTTCGAGGAATTTCCGGTGGTGATCCACCGCGGGCTTTCCGAGAACGACAAGCGCGCGATCCGGCTCGCGGACAATCAGGTGGCGCTGCTCTCGGGCTGGAACGAGGAGCTGCTCCGCGTCGAGCTGAACGATCTCTCGAAAGCCGGCTATGACATGCCGCTGCTTGGATTCGATAACGTCCAGCTCGTCAGCTTCATGGCAAACGTGCCGACCGGCAATCCGGAAGCGCCCGTGCCGGAGCCGCCGGCCAATCCGGTGTCGCGCGCGGGCGACCTTTGGGTGCTCGGCAAGCACCGCATTCTGTGCGGCGACTCCACGAACGAGAAGGAAGTCGAGCGGCTGATGGAAGAGGGCGAGCCGCTCCTGATGGTGACCGATCCGCCCTATGGCGTCGACTACGATCCGGCGTGGCGCTACCAGCTCGATGACATCAAGCGCTCGACCGGCAAGGTGAAGAACGATGATCGCTCGGACTGGCGCAAGGCGTGGGCACTGTTCGAGGGTGACGTCGCCTATGTCTGGTCGTCCGATCTGCATTTGCGCGAGAGCATCGAGTCGCTGGAGTCGGCGGGATTCCAGCTTCGCGCGCAGATCATCTGGGCGAAAGAGCACTTCGTGATCGGCCGCGGCGACTATCACTTCCAGCACGAGCCTTGCTGCTATGCCGTGCGCAAGGGCAGGAAGGGGCACTGGAGCGGAGATCGCAAGCAGGCCACCGTGTGGCAGATCGACAATTCCGCGTTCCAAGGCGGCACGCAGGGCGAGGAGAACACGGCCACGCAGCACGGGGCACAGAAGCCGGTGGAGTGCATGCGCCGTCCGATCCAGAACAACAGCCAGCCCGGCGCATCCGTCTATGACCCGTTCCTCGGTTCGGGCACAACCCTGATCGCGGCCGATCTGCTGAACAGGTTTTGTCTCGGGATCGAGCTGAACCCGGCCTATGTGGACGTCGCGATCGAGCGGTGGCAGACCTTTGCCAAGGCGGAGGCGAAGCTTGACGGCGATGGGCGGACCTACGCCGAGATCACGAAGGCCAGAAAAAAGGCCCCGGTCAGGAAGACCGGGGCCAAGGTGTCGGCGAGCCGCCCTAGTGGGGCACAAAAAAGCAGCAAGCCGATCCGGCGTCAGGCGGCGGAGTAGTATTTTACTCCGCCCACCTTGAAAACCTTCAGGCGCAGGCCGGCCGCGGTGGCCTGTTGCCGCATGGAAATCGATGGCCAGCCGGTTAGTTCCATCGCCTGTTTCCGGGTGCAGCCTCCGGGCTGCCTGAGAAGGCCGGCTATGCGTTCCAGCTTGGACCCGGGGCGGATGCCCCCCTCGACCCGGGAGCGCGCACGGTGGGCCCGCGCTGGCTTGCCGGGCGCCCTTCCGGGGGCTTTCTTCGGTTTAGGCATCGGTGCTCTCCTGTTTTTTGAACTGCATCGGCGGAGACTGCCGCAACCCCGCCGTGGAGGTATCGGTTCCATCGAAGTCCACGTCCCGCCGGCCGAAGCCGACCGGGAAGCGGAAGCCGGGCTGCTTGCAGGCCCAGAGGTGGTACTTGTTCGAGGTATCGACGAGGCGGCTCTCGGCCGGGTAGAGTTCGATCGCCTCGCACTCGGGACCGACCAGCTCGTTCTTGATCTGCTGGAAGTGACGCCAGTCGCGTCCCGGGTATCCATCGCAGCGCCGGATGTTGAGGTGCAGCCATTGCACCGGCTGGTCATCCATCAGCGCGGTCATCTCGCGCACCTCGACCTGATAGAGATCGTTGCGCCAGAGCTGGGAGCGGGCCAAATCCTCCGCCATCAGTTTCAGGGCGGCCTCGCGGTCGCAACTGTGTATCTTCATCCACGCCGCGATCAGCTCCTCGGTGGGCTTCTCGACCGCGTAGGCGCGCATAAGCGGCTTCCATTTGTATCCAGCCACTAAAGCCTCCTCTTGTTCGGTTGCGCGACGGCCACGATCGATCCGCCATAGAGCAGATAGATGCGGCCAGCGAAGTTGTTGTGCTCGATGATGATCTCGTGTTGAGGGATGCCGGAAAATTCATCAGCGGC